GGTTAACTCAAATGCCATCTAGAAAACAGATTAATCCACCCCCATTAAGGAAGATTACCGACTTCAAGAGTAAGTTAACGGGTGGTGGCGCTCGCGCCAATCTCTTTGAAGTCGTACTTCAGTTCCCAGATCTGGCACAACCAGATTCCGATACTCTTGAGAAATCAAGATTTTTGGTTAAGGGTGCCAATATGCCAGCATCTAATGTTGCTCCTATTGAAGTTCCCTTTAGAGGACGTGTTTTAAAAATCGCAGGTGATAGAACCTTCGATTCTTGGACCGTTACCGTTCTCAACGATACAGATTTCGCAATTCGCTCTGCCTTTGAGCGTTGGATGAACACTATCAATAGAGTATCTGATAACACTGGTTTAGTCAATCCAGCTGATTATCAAGCAGATGCTTATGTTTTACAGTTAGATCGTGATGGTTCTGTTCTCAGATCCTATCGTTTCTATGATGTATTCCCAACTCAGGTAGCTCCTATTGAACTCTCTTATGATGCTCAAGGCATTCAAGAGTTCACTGTTGAACTTCAAGTTCAGTGGTGGGAAGCTTCTAAGGGCGAAGGTGAAAATGCTGGTGGTGAAGACATCAACTAAATAGAAGAAGGAAAAGACTCAGTTTAACTTATTATGGCCAAACTTTTTGGTTTTTCTATTGACAGTAATCAGAATAAGTCACCTTCAGTTATCTCCCCCGTTCCTGAAACTAATCAGGACGGGGTTGATAATTATATCAGCAGTGGTTTTTATGGTCAATATGTTGATATTGAAGGGGTATTCAGAACAGAGCATGATTTAATAAAAAGATACAGAGAAATGGCACTTCATCCTGAAGCGGATGGTGCTATTGAAGATGTCGTCAACGAAGCTATAGTTAGCGACTTATATGATTCTCCAGTAGAAATTGAACTTTCTAATCTTACTGCTAGTGAAGGTATTAAGAAAAAAATTAGAGAAGAATTTAAATATCTCAAGGAAATTTTAGATTTTGACAGAAAATCTCATGAGATTTTCCGCAACTGGTATGTTGATGGAAGACTTTATTACTTAAAAGTAATTGACTTAAAAGCACCACAAGAGGGTATCAAAGAGCTTAGATATATTGATCCTCTTAAAATGAAATATATTCGTCAAGAGAAAAAAAATCAAAATGGAAGATTTGATAATGGTGCTGTAAGAGTTAATAAACAAGAAGACCTTCAAAAAGGTTTAGAATTTGAAGAGTATTTCCAATATACTCCTTCCCCAAGTGCATCTCAAGGAATCTCTGCAATGAGTCGTGGAAATGCCAAGTCAATTAAGATTTCTAAAGATGCTGTAACATATTGTACTTCTGGTTTAGTAGATAGAAATAAAAATACTGTTCTTTCATATCTCCACAAAGCAATAAAAGCACTCAATCAACTTAGAATGATTGAGGATTCTCTTGTTATCTACAGACTGTCCAGAGCACCAGAACGTCGTATTTTCTATATTGACGTTGGTAATCTTCCAAAAGTAAAAGCAGAGCAATACCTCAAAGAGGTTATGTCTCGTTATAGAAATAAACTTGCTTATAACGCACAGACTGGTGAAGTTCGTGATGATCGTAAGTTTATGTCTATGATGGAAGATTTCTGGTTGCCACGTAGAGAAGGTGGTCGTGGAACAGAAATCACAACTCTTCCTGGTGGTCAGAATCTTGGAGAACTTTCCGATATCGAGTATTTTCAAAAGAAACTGTATAGATCACTTGGTGTCCCAGAATCTAGAATTGCTGCTGACGGTGGTTTTAATCTTGGTCGTTCTTCCGAAATTCTGCGTGACGAACTGAAATTCGCTAAGTTTGTTGGTCGTTTGAGAAAGCGTTTTTCTCAAATGTTCAACGATATGTTGAAAACTCAATTGATTCTGAAAAATATTGTTACTCCTGATGATTGGGAAGTAATGAGAGATCATATACAATATGATTTTCTTTATGATAATCAGTTTGCAGAACTAAAGGAAAAAGAACTTACAGAAGGAAGACTTGCTCTTCTTGCTCAAGTAGAACCTTTTATTGGTAAGTATTATTCTACTGAATATGTAAGAAAGAGAATCCTTCGTCAAACTGATCAAGAAATTATTGAGATTGATGAGCAGATTGAAGATGAAATTCAAAAAGGAATTATCCCAGATCCATCTACAATTGACCCAGTAACTGGTCAGCCATTACCACAAGCAGGTGAAGGTGCAGGTATGGAAGGTATGGGTGAAGATCCTATGGCGATGGGAGAAGTTCCGATGGAACCAGATCTTGAGGCACAGGCAGCAGAAGTTGATGCTCAATATCAAAAGGATACCAAGAAGGCTGAGTTATAAATAGATTATATTAATTTATTAATAAATCATGGAAGATATTGTCGATTTGATCGCCACAGACTCTTCAGCGTCTGATGTTAGCGACAAACTGAAAGAAATTCTGTATGCAAAAGCAGCAGAACGTATTGATATTGCTAGACCATATGTTGCTAATGCGATGTTTGGACAAGAATTTGAACCTCCCACAGAAGATGAGGAGGAGACCGAAGTTGATGATGAATCTACTGATGAAGTAGTTGATGAAGTAGAAACCGAACCTGAAACAGAAGAGGAATCCGAGTAATGGCACTTGCATCAGCGTCAGTAAATACATCTGCTTATACATTGATTGGTAATAATGTAACGACAATTACCTTTCAATGTCAGAGTAATAATCCTATTGTTATTAATTTTACCGCAGCAAATTCTGCACCTTCAGTAGATTCTCCCGGTCTTGTGTATAAAACATTTGAAGGAGAAATGAAGAAGACTGTAACTGACCTAACCCATGTAGGCAGTGCATCATATGTTTGGGCAAAAGCACTAACCGGAGGAAGCGCCAAGGTAATTTATGAGGGTGCCTGATAATGGCTGGGAAAAATCCGTTTTTAGGTTTAGGTTTTAATAGTTTCTCTAGCTCATTTTCTCGTTCAGGTTCTGGTGGCGGTGGTGGTAGCGGTGATGGTTCCACTATCTTTGATCTTACCGGTGGGTCATTACCTGAGGGTATGTTCCAATATACTGGGTCCAACGCTCAACCAACTCTTACATGGGGTAGTGAAGGTGCTACATTCACGGGTGATGCTGGAAGTGGTCAGTATCCACTAAGACTTCCTACAGAATTTACAGGAGATTATCTGTTTCAACTATCAACTAGAATTGATCAAGACAGTGGTGGGTCAACTAACTGGTGTTCTGATGCCAGTATTGCAGTATTTAATACTAGTTACACTTCCACATCTGGTTGGGGTTGGAAATGGAGTACTCAAACGGGCAGAATCTCTGCACAAAATAATTGTCCGAAACCAAATATTTACGGTTACAATGCTTCAGTGCAGATGTCTTCACCGAATGGTGGTAGTGTTTTGCAGACTCCTTATGTTAATGATGGTGATTGGGTCACAATGCATTTATATCATGAACCTAGTGTAAACCGCACTCGCTACAAGGTAACTGTTGGTGAAAGGGACTGGGAAGCTGCAGGCGCACAATTAGGTACTGGACCTAATGGTGGATTCCTATCAATCGCTAATAGTTTTCAAGGCACTTATTGGGTCGGTATCAGTGGTGATGATGACACTAATGCGATGGTTGCAAACGGTTTTAGATACATAGCACTATAAATATTATATAAAGAGTAATTTTTTACAATGAAACTCATCACAGAAGAAGTCACTAATGTAAAGATTCTCACTGAAGGCAAAGGTGCCAACAAGAAGTTATACATTGAAGGTGTATTTCTTCAGGGTGAGATAAAGAACCGTAATGGTAGAATGTATCCCCTTTCTACCCTTTCTAAAGAAGTAAACCGTTATTGCGAAACTTTCGTCAATAAGGGTCGTGCTCTTGGCGAACTCGGTCATCCCGATGGTCCTACTGTCAATCTTGATCGCGTATCTCACAAGATTACTTCTCTGGTTCAAGAAGGTAATAATTTTAGAGGAAAGGCACAAATCCTTTCAACCCCTATGGGTAAAATCGCATCTTCGCTTTTAGATGAAGGTGTTATGCTTGGCGTTTCTTCTCGTGGTGTTGGTTCACTTCAAACCACAAGTGAAGGATGTAAGGTTGTTGGTGAAGATTTTCAGTTAGCAACTGCTGCTGATATCGTCGCTGATCCTTCCGCTCCTGATGCTTTTGTTAATGGAATTATGGAAGGAAAAGAGTGGGTTTGGGAAGGAGGAATCCTTCGTGAACAACTCGCAGAGCAAACCAAGAAGAGAATTAATACTCTCGTTGATCAAAAAGCACTCGAAGAGCATAAACTCCAGTTATGGAGTAATTTCTTATCAAATCTTTGAGTCTATAAATAAATACATGTAATTAATACACATTAAGTACATATTTCAAATGTCCGTTGGTAACAATTTACAAGAAATGGAAAACGTAGTAACCAAAGGAGCTGCTGCTGCTGAGCCAATGCCTACAGCTGGTATCCCAGTTGAAGATCTCGGCGGTCCTACTCCTGAAAATTCAAGACCCGATGACGACTCTAACAAGCTGAAGGAGCCTGCAGGCACCCTCAAGCAAGTTAAGGATGTTGTTAACGCTAAGGCTGCTCCTGCTGAAGAAGCAGAAGTTGAGCCTACCGAAGACCAGGAAGTAGTTTCCGAAGCAGAAGCAACCGAAGAAGAGGTTGTTTCCGAAGAGGAAGTAGCAGCTGATGAAGTTGTTGCCGAAGCGGAAGAAACTGAAGAAGAACTCGTCGAAGAAGAAGGTATCGACATCGAAGCAGACGTTCAGGCGCTGTTTGAAGGTGAAGAACTTTCTGAAGAGTTCCAATCAAAAGCACGCACCATTTTTGAGACCGCAATTACCTCCAAGGTTGAAACAATCAAGGAGCAACTTATCGAGAGCTATCAAGAAGCACTCGTTGAAGAAGTTGTTGCGATCAAAGAAGAACTTGGTGAGCGTGTAGATTCTTATCTTGAGTACGTTGCTGATGAGTGGTTCCAAGAGAATGCACTCGCAGTTGAAGCTGGACTCAAGAGCGAAATCACCGAATCATTCCTTGATGGAATGAAGGGTCTTTTTGAAGAACATTATGTAACTATCCCTGAAGAGAAGTATGATGTACTTGAGAGCATGGTAGATAAACTTGATGAAATGGAAGGTAAACTCAACGAGCAGATTGAGCGTAATGTCAGTCTGAATCGTAGATTAGCAGAATCCTCTGCAGATGGCATTCTTGCCACTGTTTCTGAAGGTCTCGCAGACACTCAGAAGGAAAAACTCGCTTCTCTCGCAGAAAATGTTGAGTTTGAAAGTGAAGCAGACTATCGTGAGAAGCTGACTACCCTGAGAAGTTCTTACTTCCCAGAGTCCGCATCCACTCCAAGCACCTCTGAAAATATTTCAGAAGAGGTTTCTACCAACGAGGTTATCTCTGAAGAGGTTTCCCCAATGATGCAAGCTTATCTGAACACACTTTCTAGAGCTGCTAAAAAGTGATTTCTAAATGATAAACGTTCAAACTAACAAACTAAGAGGTTTAATTTCAAATGCAAATGCCTAATACCGAGGCTCTGCAGGAGAAGTGGGCACCCGTTCTCGATTATGAGGGAATGGATCCTATTAAGGATTCCCATCGTAGAGCGGTTACCGCAGTCCTGCTGGAGAACCAAGAGCAAACCCTTCGTGAGGAGCGTGACTTCCTCTCCGAAGCACCTACCAACGCTGTTGGTACTGGAGGTTACACCTCCGCTGGTGGTCAAACCGTTGCTGGTTTTGACCCTGTTCTGATCTCCTTGATCAGACGTGCAATGCCTAACCTGGTCGCATATGACCTCGCTGGCGTTCAACCAATGAGTGGTCCTACTGGACTCATCTTCGCAATGCGTTCTAAGTACAGCACTCAGGGTGGTACCGAAGCATTGTTTGGCGAAGCAGATACCGCATTCGCAGGTCGTTCCGCAACTGGCACCGGTTCTGAAACTGGAGCTGCTGTTGGTATGGGTACCGACTCGCAAAAAGGTTCTAATCCTGGTCTTCTTGACCCAACTGTTCCTCAAACTGGTGATGCTACAACCTACAACGTAGGTCAGGGCATGGGCACTGGTCAGGCAGAAGATCTTGGTGATGGATCTGGTGCGTTCAACGAGATGGCATTCTCGATTGAAAAGGTCACCGTAACCGCTAAGTCCAGAGCACTCAAAGCTGAGTATTCCTTGGAACTGGCACAAGACCTCAAGGCAATCCACGGTCTTAACGCTGAGGCTGAGCTCGCAAACATTCTCTCTACTGAGATTCTTGCCGAGATCAACCGTGAAGTTATCCGTACCATCTACAACGTTGCTGAGCCAGGCGCACAAGCAAATGTTGCTAACGGCGGAACTTTCGACCTCGACGTTGACTCCAACGGTCGCTGGAGTGTTGAGAAGTTCAAGGGTCTTATCTTCCAAATCGAGCGCGATGCTAACGCAATCGCACAAAGAACTCGTAGAGGAAAGGGCAACATGATTCTGTGTTCCGCAGATGTTGCTTCCGCTCTGACCATGGCAGGCGTACTCGATTACACCCCTGCTCTGAACGCTAACCTCAACGTTGATGATACTGGTAACACCTTCGCTGGTGTTCTCGCAGGTAAGTATCGTGTATACATCGATCCTTATGCTGCTAACAGCTCCGATACCCAGTATTACGTTGCTGGTTATAAGGGTTCTTCTCCTTATGACGCTGGTCTGTTCTACTGCCCATACGTTCCTCTTCAGATGGTTCGTGCCGTTGGTCAGGACACCTTCCAACCTAAGATTGGATTCAAGACTCGCTACGGAATCGTTGCTAACCCATTCGCGGAAGGCACCTCTGTTGGCGCAGGCGCACTCACCCGTAACACCAACCGTTACTACAGACGTGTTAAGGTTTCCAACCTCATGTGATTCAAGTTCACATATTTCTCAGAGGGTCTTCGGACCCTCTTTTTTTTGTCTAAATATTTAAAAAACATAGGATTATGGCTTACCACTACATTAGTAGACCAAATCTTCTTGATTCATCAATTACTGTATATTATGCTGGTGATAATAAGTGGACTGATAATTTTGATGATAGACATCGATTCAACACTAAAGCAGCAGCAACTGCTCACATACAAAATCCAGACGGAAAAAACGGCGGATGGTCACGTTGTAGCATTGTTCAGGGATGAAATGAAGACCTTTAATGAGTTTGTAGGTTTCTTTAAAAAGAAAAAAGAATCTCCAAAAACTCCTCCTCCACCTGTATATTCTAGTGCTGATATTCAGCGTGCTTATGGTGTAGCACCTAGAACCAAAGATGGTAGAGGTACTAAATCAACTGTTCCTGGTCTTTCTGGACCATCAATCAATAGAGTGGGTTCAGTTAATAGATACATGAATCGTTTTGCCAATACAAAAGGATATCAATCCACTATCGGAAGAGCAGAGCATGGTGGTAAAGATAGTCAATATAATGTAGTTTTTGGTGGAGGTACTTTTGATAATACAAAAGGTCACCCAAATAAAATTGTGGATGGTGGAAAGTATTCCAGTGCTGCTGCAGGTAAATATCAATTCATGCCAGGAACCTGGAAAGGAGTAACTGGTAGCGTAAAAACTCCAATGACTCCCAGCAATCAAGATAAAGCAGCAACATCCTTAATAAGGAATAGAGGAGTTAATTTAGATTTACCAATGACTCGTCGTTCAGTAAATAAACTTAGTGGTGAGTGGGCGTCTTTACCAGATAAGTCCGGTAAAAGTCGTTATGGTCAACCAGTAAAGTCTTATTCACAGTTGAGATCTTGGTTCAATAAAAAGAAGAGTGATGAACTTGGTCCAAATTATCGTGATGCTCCCGGTGCAAATTACGCAAGGTAATCAAAATGTCTTATAGTTCATCATCTTCTTCTAATAGTTGTTCGTGGGCAAGTCAGATCAATAATAGGAATTTTTTGTCTGGCATTGGATTCAAATTTAATTTGGGCAAATATCCAAAGGTTGATTTTTTCTGTAACACTGCTAGAATACCAGAAATCACTCTTGACACCGCAACACAACCATCATATCTAAAGAATATTGATGTCCCAGGCGAAAAAATTTCATATGGAGATTTGACCATTCAGTTCTTGGTTGATGAAAATATGGAAAATTATAAAATTGTTCATGATTGGATTACTGGTCTCGGATTTCCAGAGACTGCAAAACAGTTTGTTGACACAACAACTGATAGAGATGGTAAAAGAGATATGAATGAGCAGTTTGCTGATGGCACACTTCGTATCTTAAATAGCAACTTTAATGAGGTTGCTAAAGTAAAATTCTTGGATATGTTTCCTGTATCAATTAGTTCTCTGGATTTTGATGCTACATCAACTGACGTTAATTACTTTACAGCACAGGCAACATTCAAGTATACTGTATATCAACTGACCGCTTCTACTTAATGGACCTTGATAAAATTCAGGAGATGTGGCAGAAAGATGCTGTCATCGATCCTGATAATCTACATGATGAATCTTTGAAGATTCCACAACTTCACTCAAAGTATTATACTCTCTATAATACAATTACATTGCTGCGAGAAAGAGCAAGAGAACAATATAACAAAGTAAAACTTGAACGTCATAACTTTTACACAGGAAAAGCAGACCCTGCTGTGTATGAAGAAGAACCTTTTCCATATAAAGTTCGTGAGAAAGATGCTATTCAACGCTATCTAGATGCAGACGAACGGTTAAATAAGGTAGATATGAAGATTCGCTACTATGATGCGACTCTCAAGTTTTTAGAAGAAATTATCAAAACAGTAGCAAACAGGACCTACCAGATCAAAAATGCTATTGAGTGGCAGAAGTTCCAAGCAGGTTTCTAATGGATAACGATAACGAAAAAGATTATGATTATGAAGTTCGTTTAAAAATAGAGGATGTTCGTCTCTTACATTATTGTGTAATGGAAACGATAAGAACTTGGCCTGGTGCTCCTAGAAGACCTGTCGAAGAACAAGAACATCTTATATATCTAAGAGACTCTTTACAGAGAATGAAATTCGATTACAACTTTAGAGAATTATGAGTGATTACGATTACGAGAGCGATTATAATGAAATGGAAGATGTTCCATTCGTTCAGATGGAATTGGATATTAGAGACTGTCATCAGGTCTATAAGGCATTACAGTGCCACGTAGAGCATGGTGATTTTAGTGATGAGTATGATAAGGCAAGAACTGAACAAATGAAAGATTTCTTTTATCGTATGATCTTAGAATACAAGTATCAAGTAGGCGAATAAATACCCATAGGTGAACCTTATGGGTTATGTCTCATTTGATTATATCGAAGAAGAACGAAGTTTTTCTTCAAATTAAAGCGGAACCACACGTATTTTACGAACTAGCAGATCAATTTACGTTTGATGTTCCAGGTGCTAAATTCATGCCTCAGTATCGTAACAAATACTGGGATGGTAAAATCCGTCTATTTAATACCCAGAATGGAGAGATATACGTAGGGTTATTAGATAAGATTATTCAATTTTGTAAAGACCATGAATACTCTTACGAGTTTGTAGAGAACAAGTTCTATGGTCTTCCTTTTGAGGTCAATGATATGATCTCAAAGGAAGGTGTGAAAGATTATATGACATCCGTTAGTAAATATGCTCCTAGAGAGTATCAAATCGAAGGGGTATACGACGCCTTAAAGCATAATAGAAGGCTGTTGATATCCCCAACTGCTTCTGGAAAGTCTCTGATGATATATTCTCTTGTGAGATATCACGTTGAGCGCGGGCAAAATACTCTGATAGTTG